AATTCATCTACTACTGAGGGTAATGTCATCCATCTTTCTTCAAGGATAACAAAAGCATCATCAATATAAGGCGAATCAGGGTCTTTAACTATTGTAATATCACAAGGATTACAAACTCTTGCTATAGGCTCTCCACCTACTACTGATACTTTCATAATCTCCTCACCTGTTACTAAAGCATCATGAAACATCTGATTAAACTTACTTCTCAAATCCTGGTCATCTACAAGATAATCAAGTATCTTCTGTCCTGTTATCTCTTGTAGTCCTGAATACTTAGTCTGCATATATTCTTCTATCTCTTCGGGAGTCTGAGGTTTATCAGCTAATTCAGGATTCATCTTATTCTGTAACTCCTGCATAAGTGAATTGAACAAAAGTTCTTTCTTCTTATTCTGTAACTCAGAAGTAATATCATGGTTTCTTGCAACACATTTAAAGTTAAATGGTCTTTTAAGTTCTTCACCTTCCAACAGCATTAGTTTAGGACTAATCTTATCATAGTGTTGAAACTTAGCAGGATTCTCAAGTTGCAGTTCATAAGGGTCTGTTACATACTTATAATCACTCTCATTGATAATACCATTAAACAGTCTATAGTTAGCTATCTTGTTAGTCCTGCTGCTTCTACCATCATTAGATGTAAAATAAGGCAGTCCTTCAAAATAGTCTATAACAGATTTGCCCCAGGCTTTACCCTTCTTACTTCTGGACAGTTTCTGTATTGGTAAGTTTTCGTTCATTGTTATTTCTTAAAATGTTTCTTTTTCCAAAACGGGTCATCTTTAATTGTTACTTTATTTTTTTCTACATTAACAAGATAGTTATCTTCCTTTGCTATAATAGCCAACCCAAGGGCAAAAACCCTGTCCGTATTCCTCTCTCCATCATACATAATTAATTCTTGTAGCAACGGTATGGATAATATCTTATGTAGATTTAATACCTTTCTACCTTCTTCATCTTCTCCCCTTTCTTCAATCAGCCAATCTCTTATATACAATTCCATTTGTTGTTTAATCTCCTTAGACATGTGAATACCATATTCACGTTTGACTTTGGAGTTAGGAACTATCTTTTTAAGTATTCCTGGCTGTTGTTTAAGTAGGTGCAAAGTTTTCTTTTGTTGCATATATGCCTTAAAACCTGTAAGCATATTTTCATACAAACATTGAGCATTATAATAAAGAAGTAATCTTCTTGTAATTTCATAAGCTTCATCAGCTCTTTCAGGTCTACCAGTATACTCAGCTACTATTATATTATAAGTCCTATCAAAAGTTTGAAATGTCTTATATATAAATGTAGACATAAGAGAAGGACTCTCTACAGCTTCATCTTGGTCAACGGGATCATTTCCCGCCACATATAATCCAAAAGGTATATTACCAAAGACATCTTTAGAAGGATGCTCATATATAACTACACAACCTTCTTTATCATCTTCATCTTTTAAAGGATAATGTTTTATAGGATTTAATCTTGGATTAGGTTTAAACTGTACTTTACCTTCAGTATCAAATACAAATTCTCCAGGAGTACCTGCTTCTCTGAGTTCTTTAGTTTTTTCTACTTTAAATAACTGTTCCTGTAATTCTTTAACAGGAAATTTATTAGAAGATTTAGACAAGAACATCTCAGATACTGTATCTGGATTATTCTGTATATGAGAATTATATATAGAAGAAGACCTTGCTTTTTTCTTTTCCCTTTCTTTATCAGTGTATCCTTTGGCTTTCTCTTCTATAGTAATACCATTATCATCTTTATATTGATTAAGTGCTTTATAATAAGGTATAAAATAACCTATCTTATTATACTTATCCTCATAAATATCTGGAAATGATATAGCATCGTAGGCATCTGGATTAGTATACATCTCTGATAAATCTACAGTTCCTCCTTCCATATTACCTCCAGTACCTCCTATAATAGTAGTGCCAAATTTAAAAGAACCATTCATCTGTGTATCAACAGAGGACTTGTATGCCTCTTTTAAATTAGTAAATAAACCAGCTTCTTCAAATACAAGATAATTAGTACGAGTACCATTAGAAGCATAAGAATCATTCTTAAAAGCTCTATGATAAACTTTACTTTTAGTACCTCTTATCTTCCATGTATCACCTTCTTTTACTCTATATTCATGTCTGAATACATTCTTAGCTCCAGCTTGTAAACTTCCTGTAGACTTCTTAAAGAATGGACATGGATAATACTTGTTAAACGTAAGCATACCGCCAGGAAGATTCTCATAAGCAAAACTAAACTTCATTAGAGTATCTGTAGAAAACTTTGTTTCTCCAGCTCCTATAAGAACTTCAGCAGTAGAAGGATTCTTTATAGTATCTTCTGTATATGATTTAGCACCATCAAATAACCATTCATGTAAGAGTATTAAATTGGCAAACCACATAGACTTGCCTGAACCACGACTTCCACAAATAAACATATTTTTAGCCTGGTCTAAATATAAAGGTTTACCTAAATCCCTATCCATATTAGATAAAAGATGTCTAATTCCCTTAACAGGTCTGTATATACCATTTATATCTTTCTCATACTGTATATCAGGATGTAACTTCTCAAAGTTTGTAAAACCTCTTGCTTCCATCAATCCATAAGCAACTTCCCATTCTAAATCTCTTAGAAATGGTTTGCCAGGTCTTTTAGCAGCAGAAGGAGGTTCATTCTTTTTATTTAGAAGAATAGTACAATAATTTATATAAAAATAAAGATTCCCTGGTATGTATTTACCACCTATCCAAACTCCTTCTATACATTTACGTTTCTCTTCTTTCCAGAATTCACGATAAGTATAACTTAAAGGATTAAGTTGTGGAATCTCAGTTTTAAATAAATTACTATTTACTAACATTATATTTCTTTTTTCTCAGCTAAAGATTCTTCTGCACCACCTTGAGTTTTACCTGAAGTTTCCTGTTCTATTCTCTTCAATATAGATTCATAATCATCATATAACTTCTTATTAGTCTGAAGCAGTTTCTCTATATCTTCAGCATTATCTTCATAAGTAAGTGTTTCAAGATATGCAGTCTTTTCATCTAACTTTCTATTCCATACATACAACTGTCTCTTTGCAGCAGAAAGCATAGAACTAAGATAGAAGTTAATAACTGGTTTATAATCAGCTTCTTTAAACTCAAAGTTTAAAAAGTCTTTAGAAATCATATCTATCTTATCAGCTAACTCAAACGAAAAGAAATCACTATCAGGGTCATATATTAAAAAAATCGCCCACATTACAGAAGACGATTTATCCTTTGCTTTAGTTTTATCTTTCTCATAAAACTGTTTGAATTCTCCCAAGAGCTTTGCTTGAGGATGTGTTGTCCAGAAATTAAGACCTATTTTTGATTTGTCTACTTTCATTTCTATATCGTTTTACATAACCATTTATAGTCTTACTGACATACTCTGCAAACTGTTTTTCTGTAAAGTTATCAATAATACATATAACTTTGTCATCTTCAGCTTTTCCATTTATAAGAGAAACAAATAACGTATTTCCATTAATAATAAGCAGATGTTCAGGGGTCATATATTTAATCAATTCTCCCTGATACTCTGTAAATCCCATATTACTAATAAGTGACTTTTTTGGTATTCCCATGTTCTTTAAAATAATCTTTTATCCTACTATATTTTCTAAACCTTTTAAGTGGCATAATAGCACCTAACTTCGTAAGTCTGATTGGATAAGTATATCCTTCTTCCATGTAATCAACAACATATCTGAATTGACTATTAATAATCTCTTCAATAACATATTCATACATATCAAACTCATCTGCTATCTCCTTAGCTACGTCTTTTATTACCCTCTGTCTCGGCATTTATTACAAACTTATAAGTTAATAAACTCTTACCATTTTCTATCTTAGGGATTATCTTACTATTAATAAATATTCTATCACGTTCATCAACTTTAATAACTCCCTTACCTTTCAACATGGAAATGTAATTGTTGAGATTATATACAGTTATACCTAACTTATCTTGTATTCTCTTTCTTATAGTAGTCTCAAAAAGAAGTTCTTTGCTGTGTTCATTAAGCTTAGACTCTTCTTCAAGAAAGGCAGCAAGAACGAGAATTTCTTTATTAGATAACCGAAGAAATCCATTAAAAGCATGAATATACTCAATATAGAAAGTGTTAGTATCAACTTTTCTTATGATTTCCATATTAACTTTTTAAATATTGCAAAGGTAGTTACTATATAAGCTCCTACCCATAGTATAGAACCTACTATACTGTAGAACAACTCTTGTGTAGACCAGTCAGAGGCTATCTTAAATAAACCAACTACAAACATCAATGTAGCAACAATAAAATACAACTTACTCATAAATTTACTTTTAAATCATGTTATCAAATTTAATCACGATGCTTGCTATCCATTGTGCAAGTCTTTCCTGATTTTCAAAAAAACTTTTCATATCATTAGGGTTATCAATGAAGCCAAGCTCAAGAAGACAGATTATACCTTCTTCTTTCATTAATCCTAATCTTCCCCTATGACTCTCAGCCTCACTTTTAACCCCTCTGTTCTTTATATCTAATACCTTAGCAGTGGCGTCAACAAGTTCTTTAGCAAATGCTTTATCTAATCTATCTGCATCAAGTTCTACAAAAGCAGTAGTTCCTGTAGCACCTGGAGTAGCATCGAAATGAAACTCTAATACTACACTTGCACTTCCTGTTTGAATTCTTGCTAAGTATTCTGATAAACTTTCATCATCTTTATCAGTAATAACTTTGACTTCCTTATTTATATAATAAACAACTCTGTCTCTAAACTTTGCTGCTAAATCAGCTTCAACATAATCACCTGATACAGCACCAGGGTCTCTTTTAATTCCTTTGGGGACATGTCCACCACTTAAAAATGCTACCATAAATTATAATTTTTTGCGTACTTATTTACTCTACTAATATAAGTTTCATGTCCTTTTGGAAACTCTAATCCATAACCTATATCACCTATCTTACCAGGAAGATATTTATATTTTGTAGAGCTTTTATCTTTAATATTACCACTATATAGTTTTCTAACATTTGAAATCTCCTCATCTAATGGAAGTTTTGTATTGTATCCTATAGTACTAAGTTTACCTTTGAATCCTTGATTATAAGATAGAATAGCAAGATTTCTAATATCATTCTCATCTAATCTAAGATGTGGATTCTTATTTTTCATATCTTTAAAATAATCATAAGCTTCAATTATCTTATAGGTCATAGCAGCAATTCCATACTCAGGTTTATTGATATTATCTGTATTTACATTTAAGTAATTTAAGACTTCTTTTGGTATAGTATTTAATTTAATCTTTCCTATACCTTGTGATATATCACCCAACTCGTAAGACTTATTTAATAATTTTCTATGTTTTTGTGTTTTTTCAATACTATCTTTAGATGGAGAGAGTTTGCCTAAATTAGTTTCTAATCTTGCTATACCATAAACAGTTTGTTTCAACCATTGTTTGTCAACGTCACTTTTAAATACTTGTGATAAATTATCTACATTCTTGGATATATTAGATTTTATACTCGAAAATTTAGGCATGTCATACTTACCTAAATTCATATTCAGATTACTATATTTAGGAGATGCTATCCAACCTATCTTTGTAGTATTATATTTTTGATGTATCAATTTACCTTTATCATTACTACTTATAATAGGTACTTTTACTCCATTAATTTCTTCAAAACCACTTACATATCCAACATGTGTATTATATGTTCCTTTTCCCTCTTTCAAAGCATCTTTGTGATAAGGAGAACCAGAATTATATATACCTACAACATCTCCTAACTGAAACATATCTGCTGAAGCTTTATTAACTTTTTTAATTGCTTCTGTATTAGATTTCAATTTAGCTTCTCCAGTTATACCTTTAAAAGAAGGATTATCATAAATATTATATTTAACAGTACCACCACGTCTTTTTATATTATCTAACATTGTCCAAGCATCACCATACACACCTGTATATTTAATATCCGATAATTTACCTAATTCATTACTAACATAAGTAGCACATTCTTTAGACGAATACGTTTTAGTAGTTCTATCTTGTATTTGAGCAAATGGATTAGTTACATATTTTTCATAAGCAGCTTTAGTTAAATCTCCAAATTTACCATCTACGTTTTTAACATCTTTGTTATCATAATAACCACCTTTGTTTAACATTTCCTGTAGTTTCTTAACTTCAACTGTGTTACTACCATATTGTTTATAGTATTTATTTACAGTAGAATTAATTTCTTCCGTCCTATTATCAGCCAGTATAGAACCATAATCTTTAGTTGATGGCATTACAGGTTGATATTGAGATAACTTCTTATTATTGATATAATCCTGTTGCGATTTAATTATATCATAATTTTCTTTAGGAGAATCTGTTGGAGGATTATAATATTTAGCCATTACTTATTAATTTAAATTGGTAGCGGAACTCGGACTCGAACCGAGGATCTTTTGGTAATGAGCCAAACGAGATGACCTCTTCTCCATTCCGCAATACTTTTATTCTTTACAAATGATATTATAAGCTCTTATTACTCTGTAGTCTCCGAGTTTCATACCTGTACTATCACAATGTATCAAATCACCTTCCTTTAAATCTACACCAGGATTAGCAACTACAATCTTAAAAACTACATCAGGCAGAAATAACTTATGTTCCCTGTTGTTTTGTTTAGCTGTAGCAACTTCTTCCATTACCTGTTTCAATGTAGGTGATTTTACAACTAATCCACCTTCTTTAGGATATTCAACTACAACATCCTCTACAATAATAAAATCATTATAAACTTTATCTATCTTCATAAACCGTTAATTTTACGTTCTTAGCTTCTGATACAGGTATCATAAAATCATTAGATAACAATATCATAAATCTATTTGTACTTTCATTATAAAAAAGAAGACCTTTCTCATCCTTACCTTTATGTGTAAAAGAGATAAGGTCTCCATCAAAAAATCTTTTACCTTCTATGTATACTCTTTTAGTCATTCAAAACTTTCCAGCCAGCTTCCTTAAATTGTTTCTTTACTTCAGCTTCTTTCTCTTTATCTGAATTACAGTAGTATATTTCCTTAGTATCTAAATCAGCATCTATATCATTAGAATATTTAAGGGTAAGTATATCAGTAGTAGTTTTACCCCAATCAACTGCTGAATTTGTACCTATTGTATTTGTTAAACCATAGACAGGTGAATCATAATACCAATTAGGATACCACCTTCTCAAAGGATAGTAAGGTATATACTCAATCTTTGAGTTAGTCAATAGCTTATACTCATGCCATCCATCAGGGAGTATTTTCATCAAAAACTCCAATAATTCTTTAAAGTTTACTGAATCCTCAACCTTAATAATTTTCAATTCAGTGTCAATTTGTACTTTCATAATTAAAATTTTAAATGTTACAATATAATATAATACATTTTGGAAAAAATTCCAAATCTTTTTTTATAAATTTAAAAATATTTCTGTAAAACCCCATATACGTTCAATAGAGATGGATGCTATTACTCCGAGTAATCCTATTACCTTACTAATATACCACCAACTCTTAGTGAGTTTGTCAATAATAGAGTTTCCAATATGATTCCATTTTAATCCTCTTATAAGATTAAGTAGTATATCAAAGAATGCCATCCTCATAGATACATAAGCAAAGAGATAGAATACTACTTTTATCAATGGATATGTCAAAGGAGAACAAGCATAGTACGATATAGCAAGTATATATACAAACATCTCTAATCCCTTTACTACATGCCATACATCGGAATACTCTGTAGGATTCTCTTTAAACTTAATTACAGCCCAATCACTGAAAGCTTGCACGCATACGAGAATTGCGAAAATAATCAAAGGTGTCATTGTTCATTGATTTATAAAGTTCTTCCTTACTAATAGTAAGTCTCATAGGTATCATATCGTTATCTATATAATCATCACATTCTTCATACTTAGTTCTCCAGTCAAAGTCTACAGGTAAATCAGCAGCTCTATCACTATTGTTAACTATCTGTTTCATTTCATCAAGAAGGTATTCTCTACCATTAATTCTTACCCAAGTTCTATCATCATTTAGTTTAGTTACTATAGCTTCAAATCCATCCATCTTAGATAATGAGTTTATACTATTATATTTTATTTCTGATAAATTACCAAATAAATTACTAATAAAATCACTAATAATATCTATAGTAAGATTCGGTGTAAAGGGAATTGGTTCAGAAAGTCTAATCTGTTCCATTATACCTTTTCCATTAAATAGGTTCGTATTTTCCATACCAAAATCTTTTTTCTAATTCTAAAAATCTTTTTTTTATTTCTTTCATCCTGTCTATAGGAATTAATGACTGCCAATCAGAAGAGTCAAATTGTTCTTTATAAGGATCACATCCCATAATGTATCTTGTACAGAAACAATCCTCTTCAAGATTGGTAATTATATTACCGCATTTACATTGATAAATAAACATTATTTTGTTTTTATTAGTTTAATAAAATTTTCCCAATCTAATACAAATCCTGCTGCCCCACGATGTCCACCGCCTCCATATTGTTTAGCTATTTGTGAGCAATCAACCTCACTATTGTCATTGTATAAACTAAAATTCCACATTCCATTTGCATAATGAAAACAAGCTGCACCATCATATCCATCTTTGTTATAGTCTATACCAAAATTAATTGGATTAAATCTTTCTTTATTAATACAAATAAAATTAACTATTTTTAATTGAGGATGGGAAAAGCTAATTCTAAACCCATTCTTATAAGCTTGTTTAGCTTCTGTACAGAGATATTCATAGATAGCAATACCAGAACTATGGATTTTTCCTAATGTACTATCGTCATGTATAAATGATAAGCCATCTTCCATATCTTCTATCACATCTACTAAATAAGAATAAGCATCTTCATAGTTACTAATACATTGTCTAGCACCATATTGAAATTCTAATACTTTTTGTTCTTCATCTGTACCTTTATGACCAAAACAATCATATCTACCAAGAAGTCTAACTATTTCAGGCATTGGTTCATTAGGAAAGAAATATTTCCA